TCGGGCGTCTGGAGTTTGCAGCGATGCAACTCTTCGAATCAACGACTGGATATAACAGTGATACGGTCTAACGACCTATATCCTTTTCCAGATGGAGGCTAGCTCTATGCTTTGGGACGAATCACGGCTCAAGATGAGGACAGTACCTAACGCACAAGGGTCTAAACCCTTGCTTGCAGGTCACTGGGAACTGTTCTACAATAATAAGTGGAATTTTTATTCCACCCAAACTGTACCACAGATCCAACCGTACCTATTCTGCGAATCAACTCGTGACGAGAAACACTCTCGTAACAAAGATGGTTTGTGGAATGGTGGCGGCCCTTTCTTGAATATTAAAGCCGTGATGCCTCCCCCCAAGGGGGAGGCTTATGGAACGAGGGACTCTGGGTCCAACACCTGGTTTGTATCAGGTATGGGCTCATTCCCTATCCGGTATGTTGGTGGGTTCTTTAATCCCCAGTTTACCGGCGATAATTACTCGGACGCAGATTATGCGAACGTAGGAAAAATCGTCGGTCCAACATTTGCCGTTCCTAACCTTTCAGTATGGGGTCAGGAGGCGTGGGCTCGTTCCGCGCCTAAGCTTGAGAAAGGTGGCGCTCTCGTTGCTCTTTCGGAAGGTATTCATGACACAGCACCTATGCTGCGTCAGACTGCTCAAGGCTTCTCACAGGTGTGGGAGACCATGGGTGGTAAAACCATCTTTAAGGGCGACAGGGGCGCTGGTCAGCGCTTGGGCATTATGAGCCCAGGCGCAATTTCTGACCAATACCTTAATCATCAGTTCGGCTGGGCTCCTTTTGTCTCCGATCTTGGCAAATTCTATAAGAACTGCCAAGATTTTCCTAGTTATTACAAGAAATTACAAAGTGATAACGGGAAGTGGAAACATGTAAGGCGGACCCTCAAAGACGAAGTTCAGAGAACACTTCTTGCTTCTGGCACGGGCTTCCGGTGTGAACCGGCTGGCTACGTGGTAGAAAACTTGTTGTGTAGACCTGCACAAGCCAAGTGGGAGATATGGGAGGAAAAATATACTTCCATAACTACCTCTGGTGAGTTCAGGTACTATATCCCTGATCAAGACACGAACTATCCCAACAACTATCCTGGTTTATCCAAGATGTATGCATGGTTAACCATGCAGGGGTTGCGGATATCGCCGTCTAGCGTCTACCGAGCTACTCCTTGGACTTGGCTCATCGATTGGCAGGTTCCTATCGGCCGAAATCTCGACCGAATAACGGAAGCTCTCTACGATGGAGTGGTGTCCAAATACCTGTATGTGATGGGTCATACCGTTAGGAATGTGGTTCTTTATCAAACCATACCCTTTAACGGTGGTGACGTCCTCGCTACATTTCGGCGTAAAGTCGAAGTGAAACAGAGGATGGCATCAGGTAGTCCATTTGGGTTCGACTCGCCGTGGGACACTTTGAGCCCATGGCGTTTATCGATCCTTGCAGCCCTTGGTATTTCCAAGGGATCTGCTCGTTGATCTATCGATTGTCACTTTTCTAAGCTGCTTGCCTTGAGAAAGCCGGTGGCCGTGACAATTAACCTCAAAACTAAGGAGGTCAACCTCGTGGCTTTTAGCGATCCCATTACTGTCACTATCAATGCTGTTGGAAAAGTGATGCCGCGTATCTCTACATCGTCGAATGGTAAAACCAATTCTTCGACGTATCAGACTGCGGATGGTCTCTATACTTTAGAGATTTCCCATACGCGTTCAGGAGGACGAGTTCGTTCTCTTGTGCGTCTCACTCAAAAAGCGATTGTAACGAATCCGTTAGATTCTTCTAACGATTACGATACACTCGTGGACCAGCGTGTTCTCGATCGACCCGAATTCGGGTTTTCGTCTACACAAATGTCCCAGCAAGTCGCAGGCTTTTCGGCCTGGGAAGATGCAACGGTCGTAGGTAAGCTTTTCGGAACTGAGAGTTAAAGCTCAGTTCTGAATCGATCCCCTACGATCACCGTTGGTGTCAGTAATTGCTGACATCATTTTGATGTCAGCGATGTTGGCGCGTATTGGTCTGGGACTCGTAAGACTCCCACCCAGTTCGAATCTGGGACGCGCCTTCAACAGCTAAGAGTTTACGGGGCTTGAAGATTTTCCTTCCAATTAGGAGGGTATCTTGAAAAGCAACGTAAGTGACTCTCTGAAGTTGGCAGAAGTCATCTATATAGATGCTACTGCCAAGTGCATCGCTGATGTCTCAGATTTACGTGACCTAGTAACTATTAGGTCACGGGTCGAGAGTGAGGGGCTATCGTTTTTGACGATAACCCTGCCCCAATTTTGTCGAGATTTCGAAAGATCTCTCGCCAACGGTGGCATTGACCCAACAGCTTTTCGGAATTTCCGAAAAGTTGGAGCAATCCCTGCATTTCTGCAAGGTATGCTCGGTCTACTCTTTGACCGTGAGACCGGAGGTGTTAACGATGAACAATACGATGATTCCCCTACTGTTGTCGAGAGCATCAGGCAGATTTGCCTGGCGTTCAAGAAACTTGAGGTCGACTGTACGCCCGAAAGGACGGCAGCCGCTTTCGCGTCGTTCACCGAGATCGAGCGATCTCTGGACGAGTTTTCTGCGTCAAGAGAAGATGTCGAAAGATTTATTTCGGTGTCTTCTATACTGTGGGATGGCAGCCTTGTGGATATTAATCCGCTTGAATGTCGTCCCAAGCATGGACCTGGCGCTACTGCTGAGGGTATTTCTGGAAATCAGAAATATCTTTGGCAGCGTTGGCACGATCGTCTTGAGCCTTACTTCCCACTGATCGATTCGGCATACCCATTGGGTATTCCTATTGATGCAGTGGAGCTCAAAAAGTTAACGATCGTTCAGCCTGAAACAGAGGAGCCTGTAAAGGTTATCTCTGTTCCGAAAACTCTCAAGAGTCCCCGGATCATCGCTATAGAGCCTGTATGCATGCAATATGCACAACAAGGGATTCGTGACAAGTTATATAGTGTCATCGAATCTGCTGAATTTTCAGCTGGCCACGTAAATTTTCGTGACCAATCGATTAATCAGCGCCTGGCGATGATTGGATCATCTACTGGTCGATTAGCAACGATCGATCTCTCTGATGCAAGTGACCGAGTTCCTCGGGATCTTGCATTACAGATGTTTCGATGTAACCCTGATCTTCAGGGCGCCATTGACGCATGTAGATCAACTAGAGCTAAACTTCCTGACGGGACGATTATCGACCCGCTTAGAAAGTTTGCTTCTATGGGAAGCGCTCTCTGTTTCCCCATCGAGGCCATGTATTTCTACACTATCTGTGTAGTGGCCTGTCTTGAGGCAGCAGAACTTCCGGTAAGTCGCAGGAACTGTTTTAAGGTTTCCCGCGATATCTATGTATATGGTGACGATTTAATAGTCCCATCTACATATGCGATGATTGTTCTCGATCACCTGCGAAAATACAATTGCAAGGTGAACATCGCCAAAACTTTCGTGAGCGGAAGCTTCCGAGAGTCTTGCGGTGTTGATGCATATAAAGGCTACGAGGTAACACCTACGTATGTCCGTAAATTGCATCCTGAGAACATGCAGCAAGCTGATAGGATTATTTCGCGTGTTGCTACTGCTAACTCCTTTTATAAAAAGGGTTATTGGCAGACAGCACGTCTCATCTTTAATCAGATTGAGAAGCTCATAGGACCTTTGCCCTATGTAGCCGAAAATAGTCCCGGCTTGGGCCGTTTTACCTTTTTGGGCATGCGCTCCATCGGAAGATGGGGTCGCAAGCTACAACAATTTGAAGTAAATTGTTGGGTTCCAAAACCTGTCTATCGCACTGATAGACTTGAAGGGTACGGCGCTCTGATGAAAAGCTTCCTAAAGCTAGAGGACTTGAAAAACCCTCTTGTTTCTAGGGATGCTTCGCATTTGGAGCATTCTGCACTGCACGGCGCAGTTGCACTAACTCGCCGTTGGCTCCCC